GGTTAAAACCCTGGACCAAGGTAAACATTCCACTAGACTAACCGGGCGATTCCATCACGTTGAGTACGACGATCTTGGCGGTCACGTATCTAACAAACACATTTTCTGACAAGCAGCGTTAGTGATACCAGTAACTTGTTTGACAAATGCCTTCTTGTCCTGTTTCATGGATGAAAGAGCTTTATTTACTTTTGCACTACCGGAGAGAATCTGTAGAGTCCCTATACCGGCTTGGACAAAGCTAGAATTTGCTTCTTCCATAGACAGTCCATAGATCTTGTCAATAGCCATGCGGGCTATGGTATCATACGCCACCTTACTTGTCTGATCAATTTTGTCTCTCATGGTCCCAGCGTCCATGAACCGATGCTGGTCCTCCACGTGAGGTTTGTCAGACAATGAGTCAGCTACTCTGACTAGTGTATCACGTATGGCTGGAAGGAACCTTACTTTGTACGCAGCGGAGAGATATTTACCCGCCATGTACTCATTGTCCGGAACAGGTCCAAACTTAGTTCTGACATTAAGTTTGGATAAGATCCTTCCTAGCTTAGGTACCGGGATGATGTCTGTGTCAGACTCATATACACGAGTTTGCAAGAATGTGGTCATAGACCTATCGGGGATCTGGTACTCGTACTTCATACCAGATTCCTCTGCCGCATTCTTGGTCGCCTCAGCCACTAACTCTGCTGAGCCAGTGGTGTATGCTTCTACATCATCCCCGTACACCAGAACACGCAGCTGTTCGTCTGCGCTTATGACTTCGACTGAAGCAAGATTATTGGCTGCATTAAGGCACACATTATTAATGGTAACCATGCACTCGCCACTATGGTTCTGTCCTTTAACCGTCCATTGCGTTCCAAGCTGACGGCTATAGGCAATACAATCCTCTTGCTCTATGTACTCACGAAGCCACCATTCCGGTGCACCGAGTCTCTTGAACACACACGCGTTTAGTTTACGTACCTGTACGGGGTGTGTGGCATCTTGGTTAGAATAGTCGCCCTCAATCACTGCTCCCTTCTGCCTTGCACGTAATTCTGCGGTCTCTTTATCACCCG